TGCTACACTCTTGGCATCAACAGCGTTGATGTTATATGTATTATAATTGTTAGTTATAGGTGCATTGACTGCTCCTGTAGCAACACCATTCTTCATAGCGTTATTAGGTACGACTGTGCCGCTAGTCTTAGGTACGAATAATTCTGGTCCTTTCTCACCTACGATATAAGGTTTGCCTGCTTTTGCTGGTCCACCTTCAGCAAGTCCTGGAATACCAAACCCACCAAATATAGTTTTGATCGCTTGTAATACTAATGCTTTGGCAACTATCTTAGCAATGTCTGCTATGACGCTGGCAGCAAACTGTTTAAATGAGAATTTACCAGTCTCAACAAAATCATCAATAGCATCACCTAATGCATCAAAACCTCTTTTGACTGCATCTTGTGCAACAGTAAGTGGTTTCATCTGTTCTGCCATATCTTGCAATGCACGTTTGGCACCTTCTGCATAACTATTTTCTAATTCTGTTTTACGTTTCTGTTCTTCTTCAAATGTTGCTATACGTGCTTCGCTTAGTTCAACAGCATCAGCCATTTGTTTAATAATACGTTGTCTTTCAGCATTATAATTCAATTCACCGATCTTATTACGGTCTTTATCTAGTCGTAATAATTCTATAGCCAATTGTTGTTGTTCTTGACGTAGATTTCTATTGATCTCATTTAGGCGAGTTTGTTTTTCTAACTCATCACCATATAGACCTATTAGACTTAATTCTTCTTGTAGATCAGCAAGTGCGCTTAATTTTTGTAATTCTCTACCTGTATTTTCTATACTACGTGCAAATTCTTCTTCCGCTTGTCTTGCCTTTTGTAAACTTTCTATAGCAGATTTTAAACGTTTTTCGTCAGCCAAAAATGCTTTAAATGTTGTTGCAATTGTATCATTGATAGCCTGACGTTCTTCTTTTTGTGCTGCTGTTAATTTACTGCGTTGTGCTTCAAGTTCTGCAAGTGTGCCCTTATATTTTAATGTGAAATCATCTAATTGTCTTTGTAATTCTACTTGATCATTTGTTAATGAAAGATACTTTTCTTCATTCTGAACTGCTTTAATAATTTCATTATTTTGTTTTTGATATGCTATACCAACTTGTCTGATAGCAGCAATTTTTTCTTCTACTGCTACTATTACATCACGTTGTTTTTGTCTTTCTTCTCTTAATGCTTTATGTTGTTCATAACTTTTTTTGTTTAATTCGTCTATAGCATTAGCAGATGCTTCAGCCTCATCTTGGACTACACCTAAACCTTGACCTAAACTTGATAAAAAATTACTTACTGATTCAGGAAATACTATAGATGCTAATCCAGTTAGTGCAGCAACTAATATACCTACACCTTTAGCAACAAAGTCTATACCTTCTTTTAAGAATTTAAAACGTGTGCTTAGTCCAGTTATGGTTTTCTGTGTAATTTCGCCTGCTTGTTTGAATCTACCTAATTGTTCTAAAAATATTTTCCAAGTTCTAATTAATGAATTTACACCAGCAACGACAAGTAATGGTGCTTTTGCTAACGCACCAATCACTAGAATCAATGCTTTGACTGCTTTCCCTACTAAAAAGAACGTGCCAACAACTATAGCAACATTTTTAACTATATTTAAAAATGCAGCAAATCTCTCACCTGCAACATTAATATTACTTGCTAGTTTACTAATTGGTTCTAAAACTATGAGTAATTGTTCTTTGAGATTGGCGATACCACGATCAAAATTCTCAACTGCTCTGTTAGCGTTTTCATTCGCTCTTGCAGCAGCAGCACTACCTGCGATAAAACTATCTACGCTGTTTGCTATACCTGTAAAATTTGCTTTTGCACTTTTACCTAATAATTCGCTTGCTAATTTTGCTTTAGTCGCTTGATCAGTTATGCTACCAAGACCTTTAATAGTCTTTAAAAATAAATCTTCTTCACTTAATGTTGCAAGGTCTTGTAGACTTACACCAACTTCTTGGAAACTACGTTGTAAATTCGCGCTACCTGCTGCTGCTTCACCAATATTCTTTGTGAATTTACTGATGGCTTCATTAGCACCTTCTGCACTACCGCCATTTTCTTGAAAGGCTCTGCGCAAACCTAATATTGTTTGTGTGGCAAATCCAGTCTGTTCTGCTAAATCTTGTATCGCTTCAGCACTACGGAAAGTATTGGCAATAAAACTACCTATCGCTAATCCTGCTAATGCATTCTTTAATCCACCTATACTTTTGTCTAGGTTATCTAGTGATTTTTGTGCTTGTTTGGTATCAACCGATACTTTATAGACTAGATCAGCCATTTTACTTCCTCATGATCTTATCAAGTTCATTCTTGATAACTTGTTCAGTAGGTTTGCTCATACCTTGTGGACTCTGTTGACTATATCCTTCATCCAAACGTTTAGCATATGGATAATCAGCAACTATAGTATCTTTCTGTAATTTAGTTTTACGTCTTGCATTACCACTGCGTACAGGAGTTTGCTTGACAAATTCTTCAAATGCCAATTTAGGTAACGACTCAAGTTTACTTTGTATTCTTTTTAAACTTGGTGTTATGTTATTTTTAACTACTGTTACGCCTTTCATTTTGTTTTGTTTAATATCTTTAACATTTGTTCTTGTGTCAAGTCTGGTGCTACTGGTTTACCATTTGCATTTGCTTTCTTATTGTGGTAAGATTCAAATGACATCGCAGCATCCATCACATATAAATCAAATGTATCAGACCTCCTTAATACTTCGCTTGGTAATATACCATATCTTTTACCAAGTCCATCTAATTGTAAAAGTGACAGCATCTTAGGACTATCCATAGGGATGCTGTCATTTGTTATTTTCCCAACTGTTCGGTCACCTTTGCAATCGCTTTCATCAATACGCTTGTAGGTAACATATTTTTGTCACTCAATATTTGTTGACCTTTATGATCAAGTATAAGTGTTCTAACAATGCTTATCAATTCACTTGTATTCTTTTGATCTACGTTGGCTAATCTTAAAAATACATCCATTGGTTGACGATCATATGTGTGAAACGTGATGGCTTCACCATACTTTTCTAAGAGATCACTATCGTCAAGTGTGACTTCTATTAATTGTGGTTCAGATGTTAATTGTGCTAGTTTCATTTATTATCTCCTTGATTTAATTTACATATTGTATTTATTAGTTCCCACTATACTTGTCATAGTGTTCTTCTAATAATTGATTGAGCAATGCGAGGCGAAATGCTTGCTTTGCTTTCATTTGTCTTATAGTTGCTTCCATGTTTGCCAACATCGGCATGAGTTTTGCCTCATCAGCAATCAAACTACGCAACTTTTCTTCTGTAGTTTTTAACCATAAATCGCTCATGTTATCCTCACTTATTAAAAAGAGAGCGTGTTACCACGCTCTCCTTTATTGTCACAAATTATCCTTCGCTCTTCATGTCGCCATTGACAGCGATTGTCAATGGTGATACCCAAACTGGACTGTCTGGGCTGACTGTTGGAGCAAGGCTACTGATGTAACCAACTCCATGATAAGCGTAAGTATTTGCTGGTACTGCGTTTCCAACGTTGCTATTGTTGTTCAATTGAACACGGAAAGCAACTTCTACTCTGTTTTCAGATAGACCAGATACACCATAGAATGATGCACTAGTATTTGGTGTTGCGTTAGCATTACCAAACCATCCTGTTGGATCAATCACGACATTTGTGCTGATTTCATTGTCACTTGGTGTAGTGACTTTGTTAATACTAGCAGAACAAAAATCTGTCCATGAGAAGATACCAGTACTGTTAGTAATAGTAACATCTTGTAGACAAGTGACTGATAACAGATTGCCACCTAAAAATCCATTACCGTTAGCACCAACATTGCAGTTAGCGATATCAGTAGATAGAATGAGAGCAGGGAAAGTACCTGTCTCGTTAACTGTTATATAAGCCATTGTAGTTCTCCTTAAGTTAGTGGCTAATCATTAAAATTCAAGCGTTTTAAATCAAATGTATAGGTACGTTTTTCACTACGATTACCGATTACAATATCTTGAGTAAATGTGACTTCGTAATAACCATTAAAAAATGCTGCGTCAGCACTCATATCTTGTATGCGTTGTTCAATAAAAATCCATTTAGGATCATTTTGAACGCTTACAAATAATATTTGAAACTGATCAGTCATCGTATAGATACTACCACATCTTGTGACACCTAGTTGATTTACTTCTCTACTGATTGTAGCGACATCATCAACATAGATACCATATGGTACGATAGTATCTTCAGAAGGATATTGACCACTTACTTCAACGATAGGCACAAGTGTATCTGTGACTACCTTGATGTAATCAATTATATTCTGCTTTACGATTAATGGTATATTACTCATCAAAAATACCTGCGATCATTATTGAAGTAGTCCACATCTGCTGTCCAATTCTCTTCTAACTTCGTTGTAGGTCCGTTAGGAGCATCTTGGTTCAGATCGTACCAATTCATTAATTGTAGTGCTTTTTCCCATTCAAACTGATATCTACGTAGAGCATGATCAAAGTTTACTTTATCAACATCGTTGACATTGCTTACATCTGATACAATACTTTCATAAAATATCTTGACAGCCATGAACGTGTCAAGGCGTATCAATGTTTGATCATTTTTGATGAGCAAACTAGGATTGAATGAAGATATCAATGCACCGTTAGGTAAGTTAGTGTAATATGTTGCCCCTAACACCGTATCGCAATACTTTGGCCACCAACCAAACTCCATTTGATACAATATCTCTTGGCTGCCTACTTTAAAGTAGTCATCCCAATTGACTTGCATCTGTGCTGCTCGGCGTTCAGCGGCAGGATCATAAAAGATTATATCCTGTACTGTTGCATTACTGATTCGTTGATAGGGGACTGACATATTATTATATTCCTATACTATTCAAATTAATTCTGAAGAATATTGATTGCACCACCGCGTCTTGGATCGGCTACACCGGCACCCATATAAGCAAGACCAGTCAACCACATCTGCAATCCGCCTGGCTTCTCACCCATCTTGATCTGCAATCCTTCCTTGAGAACAGTGAAGATCGCTGTTTCGTGGAAGTATGCACCAACAAGCACTGGGCTTGCTGACTGCTGTCCAAGCAATACGCGATTTGCTGCTGACAAGAATGTAGTGAAGATTACTGCGCAACCATAAACGCTTTCAATGCGTCCAGTTGACAATAGTTCATTACCAAGTGCTGATAGGTTTGATCCACCTGATTGGCTTACTGCACCACCAGTCAATTCAGCAAGCATACGATTCAATGAAGAACCATCTTGTCCTGCTGTTGCTGTAGTAGTTGGAGTAGGAGCATCACCATTGCTATCCAATACGATGATTGGAGTGCCTGGTAGGCGAGCAACTTTGTAATTCTGCTTGACGTTACGAACTAGTTCTAATACGCTAGCACTAGTGAAACCATTAGTCCAACCAGCGGTATTGCTTGGTAGACCGGCAGTAATCAATTCCATTGCACCAAGTTGAGTTGGACGCGCAAAGCCGTCTGCTGGTGTTGGTGAATAGTTAGTGTTGCTTGGTGTTGCTTTGAATGATAAGAAGGCTTCGCAAACGCGAATGTCTACTTTTTCACCATAACTCTCACCAAGTTCAGCACCTAGTGTTGCGGCTAATTCAAATGATGTAGTCCAAGCATAGAATACGTCAAATGCTGTTGCTGCAACTGCTGGAGTTGCTGTGATGCTTCCCTGACCTAGAGCAGGATTCTGCTCAACGGCTAGTGGAGGTGATCCGAAACCAGTGCCAGAACCTGAAGTTGCTGGGTTATAGTCTTGGTATGTGATTGGCGCAAAGTTAGGTACCAAATATTGATTACCTTGATTTGGTGCTACCACCTGTGTGAACTCTACTAAACCTGTGCTTTCATGCATGGCGCGTAGAGCAAAGTTTGCAATAGCGGTTGTAAAGCCATCGGCTTCATTATTACCGCCACCTAGTACATATGCCATTTTAATTCTCCTTTAGTTGGCTATACGATTTTACGACTTGCTGTTGAGACAGTCGCGGTCACGCCGGCGCCTTTCAGCCCAACACGCTTACCTAGACCCATCTTCTGTGCCCATGAGTTAAAGGCAGCAGGATCTTTTGAATAGTCTGGAATAGCGTCTGGTGTAGCACCTGCGAAACTTTGTTGTCCTGGTCGCAAGCCTGAACCACTTGATAGATTATTTTGCTTGAGCAATTTTGGATTGCCTTGCGCAACTTCATCAATCAATGATTTTAGATTTAATGGATTACCGTCCATGCCATAACGTTCTTGACCTTTAGAATTAACGATTGAATATGAGCCATCACGTTTGAATGTTAGATTACTCTTGATCTTTTGCAAAGCATAATCTTGCAAATCTTGATCAAATCTGTCACCCATATTACGTAATATTTCAGTATCAAGTTCCTTCTGACGTAATGCTCGCTCTTTTTGAGCAAGATCACGTTGTAATTTCATGAACTGATCGCGTAGATCGGTACTATCATTG